ACCAGATATATGATTGCTAATCATAACGCCCAGTTGGTCGCTGGAGGAAAATACAGTGATATTACTAATTTGATTTTCCACACGGACATGGATTTATGTCGAATCGTTATCATAAATTTGCCTCGTGATTTTAAAAATGTGAGTTATAGTGCTATTGAAAGTATCAAAGATGGTTTGGTATGTAATATGAAATCTCACACTAACGGTTCAAAGATATTCAACCCACCACACGTAGTTGTCTTTGCTAACTTTCCGCCTGAAACAAGTAAGTTGTCTAATGACCGATGGAACATTTATAATGTAGATTATATGCGAGAGATTAAGATGCATGCGTACAGACCCAGTCAACGTGTCCTGTTCGTTCTCCTCCTCGAAGAACTCCTGCGGTATCTTTCGTAATCTTATCCTCCGTGAAAATATAAAAAAATCCCTCAATTTTTATATTTTACCGTCTCATTCTCGTTTCACTCGTGCTTCGCACCATTTCACCGTTAAAATATAAAAATTTATGTATTTTTTTATATTTTCTTACTTCGTATAAGATTACTGTCGATACCTGCCTCGTTCTCCTCGCTTGGGAGCAGGGACTTTTGGTATGGCGGTGGTAATTGCTTATTTGAATAGTATATAATTATGCATCTTTGAATTTGTTGACACACTCTGCGTGTAGTTCAATTGGTCTTCCGGTACCTGTGGCTCCGTAAGGGTTTATTACCTGAAACCAAGCCCATAACTGTCTGCCGTTAGGGACTAAATCTGCATCCTCGCTAAATCTTACATTTTTAAGCATTCGCTTTGTAAAGTCAATTGAGACTTTACGGCTATATTTGAAATCATTGTTTTCAAAGTAGTTCTGTGCGGATTGATTATTCGCACCATTATAGCCTGAGTATCCTATCTTAACAGTTCGTCTGTAACATATGACGTAACGAGCCGTGTTAATCTTACGGAACGTATCAAGAATTTGACCGGTAGGTGCTATCGCCAAATCATTGAACGTGTATAAATCTGGAAAATTTGCTAAAGGGATACCATGTGCTTGAGTTTTGTCGTAACCGATAAAAACTTGCACTATTTGTGGTTCTGGTTGGGGGTTATTTACGGCATCGTAAGGTGCTGCATTAAACATCATCCTTAATTCGCCTCCACACATCTCAATTTTGTTACCAATACGTTCATCACTACCTGCACCTACCGGTATGGTTAGTGCCGACGCAGGAGTATTTGTGTAATTCTGTGGGGTCAAACAGATTCTTGTCAAACTGTTTGCGGACCCACTAAGTGCTCCAACATTGTATGCGGCAAGAGAATAGTTTAAGAAATCGTACTGCTTAAACTTTGTTTCTCTTCCTTCCTTTGCTACTTCCTTAGCAATATTTCTAACAGCCTTAACACCCAAGCCACCACGTTTACGATACACCCTTCGTTTAGGACGTCGACCTCCTCGTTTTCTACGGTATCCATTATATACCATGATATATATTTTATATAGAAAATAATATAAAGAGATTTTCCAAGAAATGCCTAAATATCTTTGTTTATATTGTTTTTATGATAAATTATAAATGAAATGGAATGAGAACTATTGAATTATTCCTAAAGGTTCTTGATTTTGGAAAAATAAACACACAGAAATTTTGAAAAGGATTTTTATATCTTTAGGAATATTATAATGAATTATAGTTCCAATAGTTCCAAGAGGTTGGGTAATAGTAAACCAACCTCTTCCAAGCAAATCTCACCTGCAAAACGGTGGTGTTTTACTCTCAACAACTACACTGAAGATGAGTGTAGTTCCATAGTTCCACTATTATCCTCCTTTTGTGATAAGTATATCATTGCAAAAGAAGTCGGTGAGGAAGGAACTCCACATTTACAAGGATTTATTGGCTTTAAAACCAAAGCGAGACCGATGTCTGTTTTTGATTTTACGACTCGCATACATTGGATGGCTGCTAAAGGTAACGACCAATCGCAAGTAGACTATATTGGTAGCGTTATTAAAAATAAATCCTCTAAAAGTGACCTATGGTTATCTCATGGAATGCCTTTGCCCCCTGCCCCAATAGAGATAGACCTTAGATGGAATACATGGTTATTAGCCCTTAAAGAGAAATTACTTGACAAACCTGATAACAGAACTGTTAATTGGTATTGGTCTTTTGATGGACGGTTTGGTAAAACTCAATTTACCAGATATATGATTGCTAATCATAACGCCCAGTTGGTCGCTGGAGGAAAATACAGTGATATTACTAATTTGATTTTCCACACGGACATGGATTTATGTCGAATCGTTATCATAAATTTGCCTCGTG